TGGTTGGCACACATGCAGCGGCGCTTTTCATGGATAACATGGCATTCCTCGGCAGTGGCAGAGGCGAGGCCATTGGCGTGTATCTCGGTGCTAATAGCCAGTCGCAGCATATTTCTACAACAGAGATCGACCGCATCCTTTCAACCTACACAGAAGCGCAGCTATCAACTGTGCTGATGGAGTCGCGGCTCCTCGATGGCCAATGGCTCCTGTATATCCACTTGCCAGATCGCACGCTGGTTTACAACGGCACTGCATCTCAATCTATGCAAGCGCAGGTATGGTTTGAATTGGTCAGTTCTTTGACTGAGACTGGCCAATACTTGGCGCGGCATTTTGTCTACTGCTATGACCAATGGCTAGTTGGCAATCCGTCCAGCGCCGTGCATGGCCGCATCGTTGAAAACATCTCGACGCATTGGGGCCAGCCTGTGGCTTGGGAATTTGGCACTCAGATGATCTACAACGAGGCCAAGGGCGCAATTTTCCATGAGCTAGAGCTAGTGGCGTTGCCTGGCCGTGTGGCGCTTGGCGCCAATCCTGCAATTTGGACAAGCTACACGCTGGACGGCGAGACTTGGAGCCAACTCCGGCCATGCAACACTGGCAGCATCGGCAACCGTGGAAAACGCATTCGGTGGCTGCAATGCGGCACGATGCGCCAATGGCGGGCGCAGCGCTTTCAAGGTATCAGCGATGCTCATTTGTCAGTGATGCGGCTTGAGGCCACGCTGGAGCCGCTGAATGTATAAGTTCACAAAGCTCACGCGCAATCAGCTCGCAAAGTTTCTGCCAGACCACGAATCTATCAAGGTATTCGAGCAGATCACGGCCAATGCTGGCGAGTTGCTGCCAGATCAGATCGACCAACTGATGTTGGATACTGGGATTGCGCAGAGCAATGCAAATTCCGCATTGGATTCATTGGATCGCATTGCGCAGGCTTTAGAACTGCTGGCAACAGCGCCGCCAGAATCGCGCGTAAGCGACGATGCGGCATTGTTGCTACCTCCGCTTCAGCCGGAGAAAAGAAAGCGTTATGGCGTGTTCTATGACACCACTACGCAAGTGCCAGCGGCCATCAATACAGCGTATGCCATCACGTTCAACACCACCGATCTAAGCCAAGGCGTTTATCGCGGTGCTACTACATCACGCATCTATGTTGACGAACCTGGCGTGTATGACTTTCAGTTCTCGGCGCAGCTAGACAACACCAGCGGCGGCAGTCATCTCATTTTCATTTGGTGCCGCGTGAATGGCGTTGATGTGGCGAACTCAGCCGGCCAAGTGCGGCTGAAAGGCACGGATGGAGAATTGGTTTCGGCTTGGAACTTTGTGCTATCGCTCAAGCAGGATGATTATTTTGAGTTGATGTATTCGGTTGATAACACAGCCGTGCAAATTCTTTCTCAAGCCGCAGTCGCCCCGGTTCCAGCCATTCCGTCAATCATCTTGACCGTCACAAACAACATTTCGTGAGGCATCCATGACCGTTACAGTCGTCAACATCATCCCGCGCAAGCAGGCCGAAAACGCGCAGACTGCGCAATATACGGCCGTGAACTGCAAGACAATCATCGACAAGTTCACGGTGACAAACACCAATGCCAGCACTGTGCAATTTAGCGTAAACCTGGTTGCATCCGGCGGTTCTGCCAGCGCATCGAATCGTGTGCTGAGCCTGAAAAGCATCACGCCGAATGAAACCTACAACTGCCCCGAGTTGGTAGGGCAAACGCTGGAATCTGGCGGATTCATTTCTACCCTTGCCGGTGCGGCTTCCGCGCTTACAATCAGCGCATCCGGGCGGGAGGTGACTTGATGAAGCCAGCAGCATACACAGATGCCATCCGGCATAACTTGGAGCATGTATTTGCCATGCCCAAGGATGCCACGGATTGGCTTTGTATGTTGTTCGATGCAATTCAAGTGCTTGATGATGTGGCAGACGGCGACAAAATAGAGCGCTCAGCGCTTGATGCGGCCATTTGGAATCTTCTGGTTGCAATGCCACAAAACAGGTTTTTTGCTGCACATTCCACAGCTTTATTGCCATTGGTGGCCACTCAGATTCTGAAATGGCAAGCTGCCGATGAAGTAGAACGCAAAGGCCAAGCCGATGCAAAATCATTTACTTGGCGGGCTGGCTTTTATGATGTGGTTTTGCTGGCTGTCAGCTTGGTACACGGCCCAAACGCAGCAATTCCAGCAGCCGCATCAGTATTGCGGCTCTATGGCGAGAATTTTGAAGAATACATGAAGGAGTTTGATCATGCCTGATCCCGTAGTTGGTTCTGCTATTGCCGGGGTTGGTTTAAATTTGATAGGTGCAGAGCAAAAGCGCAAAGCCGCCAGCCAAGCCTCCAGCGCCCAAGTTCAAGCCTCACAGATGGGGATTGATGAGCAGCGTCGTCAGTTTGATGAGATGCGCCGCTTGCTTGAGCCATACACTCAAGCCGGCTTGCCAGCCTTGCAACAACAGCAAGCCCTGCTAGGATTGTCAGGCGCAGAAGCGCAACAGGCTGCAATCTCAGCGATTGAAAATCAGCCAGGCTTTCAATCAATGCTGCAACAAGGCGAGAACGCCATGCTGCAAAACGCATCGGCAACTGGCGGTTTGCGCGGTGGCAATCTGCAAGGCGCTATTGCTCAATTCAGGCCACAGATGCTGTCGCAGGCAATTCAGGATCAATACGCTAGGCTCGGCGGAATGACATCACTCGGCCAGCAAAGCGCTTCAGGCGTTGGCACGGCTGGAATGCAAACCGGGCGCGGCATTGCTGATTTACTTGGGCAAATGGGCGCAGCTCGTGCTGGTGGCATTTTGGGACAAAACCGCGCCAAGCTGGAAATGATCAATGCGCTTGGGCAGGGTGCTGGCAGCGCGTTTGGTGGCGGTGGTTTTGATCTAAGTTCTCTTGGCTCAAATAACGCTGCTTTCGGAAATTTGCTCATTAGCGGAGGCATCTAACATGCCAGCACCATACGATTACACCATTGGCGAAGTTGCCAGCCCGCAGCAATCTTTCCTGCAAGGTATCCAAATGGTTGATGCTTTGCGTAAGCGTGAGCAGGACATGGCAGAAGCGCAGGCTGCGCAGCAAAAGCAACAAGAACTACAGGCTTTGTATGCTGAAGCAATGAAGCCAGATGCAACGCCAGAGGTATTGGAGCGCTTGAGCTTTGCCATTGATCCTCAAAAGGCTGCACTTGCAAAATTTCAACAGCGCACAGAAGCGCAGCAAGCTGCCATGATTAGTAATGTAGGCTCAGTTTGGGCGCCATTGCTAACTGGAAATCCAGAATTGGCGATGAAAAACGCAGATATGCTAATTGCAGCAACTGAAAATTCGCCAAATGTGGATCAGAAATCATTGCAATCATTGAAAGCTGCGCGTCAAGCACTTGGCCAATCACCAGAACTTGCACAAGTTAGCTTGGCAACTACTCTCATGAGCTTTGGCGATAAGGGACGCAAATTTGTAACTGACACATTTGAAGCGCTGAAGAAGCCTGTTGAACAGCGCGAGGCTTTGGCGAAGGCTGGGAAGGCTGAGAGTGAGCAATCAAAGGCAGCTGTAGAAGCTGAATTTGCTCGAGCTTTACAACAAGCTGGAATTGATGAGAAAACTTGGAATATCAAGAATTTGCGTAGTCAAATTAGTGATCGAGCATCTAGATTGAAGCTTGATGAGCAAAAAGTTAATGCTGAAATTGCAGAAAAACTTGCATCTGCTGGTGCAAAGTTGACTGAATTGCCAGAAAGCGCGCAAAAACTTGTGAATGAATCTGCAACTGTTGCAGCAACTTCACGACAAGCAGCAGATCAGTTTAATTCTTTGGCTTTGAAGCTTGAAGAAGCTGGTGGTGGTTATGGTGCAGCATCAAGCGCAACTGATTTCCTAAAAAAAATTGGTGGTTTTCAAGGTGGAATGACGCAATTACGTCAGGAATATACGCGTTTGCGCAATTCGGCAGTCATACAATCTTTGCCACCTGGACCTGCCACAGATAAAGATATTGCTTTATTCATGGAAGGATTCCCTTCTGCTAATGCATCAGCATCAGATCTTGCAAGCTTTTTGCGTGGAATGGCAAAATCTCAAGACATGAACTCAGCACTCAATAATGCAAAAACAGATTGGCTGACTGAAAATAAAGGCCAACTCGGAAGATCAAACAAAGCTTTTATTGCAGGTGATTATTCTGTAAAACCTGGCGAAACATACGCTGACTTTTCGAGTCGTGTATCTGCTGACATCGCAAAAAGATATGGCCCTAAACCTAGTGCAGTTGATTTAATTCCGACAGCACAACCATTGATGAGACCAGGTACTACTACGCCGCAAACTGCTCCTGTACGTAACATTCGTGCAGATGCTAATGCAATTTTGAGAGGTGGTCAATAATGGCAACCGCAGATGAATACGCAGCATGGATTGTCAAGAATAAAGACAAACAAGGCACCCCAGAGTTTTCAACTGTTGCGCAAGCCTATGAGTTAGCCAAACAAGAGGAAAATGCTGCTCGCGCAGATACATCTACACGTCCACAGCAAACTACAGTTGAAGAACCTGGCATGTTGCAACAAATTGCAGCTTTGCCAGAGACGGCGCTAACGCTTGCAACTGGCGGTACAACTGGAGTACTAGGTGGACTTGGTGGTTTTTTGGTCGGTTTGGCAGGAGCATTGCGTTCTGGAGAATTTGGCACGCAAGAAGCTGCACGTCGCATTGAGCAAGCTGCCATGGAAGGCATGCAAGCTTTGACATATGCACCACGTTCACAGGCTGCACAAGAGCAATTGCAAGCCATAGGTGAGGTTGCCAGTGTTTTGCCGCCTGTATTGCCTCAACTTGCAGCGCCGGGCATGGCAATGCAAGCTGCAAGGCAACAAGCTCCATTAGCTGCTGCAACAGCGCAACGAGCTGCTGCTGCTGCGGCACCTGTGGCACAAAAAGCGGCGCAAGCTGTAGTGCAAGCACCTGTACGTGCAGCACGTGCCACTGGCCGCGCATTTGGCATGCTTCCGCCAGAACCTGTTGCAATGGATGCCGCAGGGCAAACAGCTTCTGCTTTGCGCCGGATGTCTGCTGGTTCTGCTGGTGTGAGCATGGGTGCAGAACGTGCAGCACGCGCAGAAATGATGCCTGTGCCATTCACTGGGCCATCAGCACTTACCGCAGGACAAGCAACTAGGAATTTTGCACAGCTTCAATTTGAGAAGGAAGCTGCCAAGTTAGGTGATTTTGGTGCACCTTTGCGTGAGCGTGTTGAAACTCAAACTGCGAACATGATCCGCAATTTTGACGCATTGATTGATTTGTTTGAGCCAGTGGCAGTTGATCCGCGACAAATTGGCATGGGATTGGATAGAGCTTTGGTGAATCGTGTTGAAGTAAAGCGCAGACAAGTTCGCGCCGCATACGATAGAGCAGAGGAAGAAGGAGCAATGAGTTCTCCTGTAGAAATGGCACCACTGGCTACTAGTTTGAACGAGTTGCAAGCTTTGGAGGGTTTGGTTCCAACAATTCCAGCAGTGCGCAGAGAAGCAATTAGACTCGGTGCGCTAATTCCAGATGAAAACGGCAATCTAGTGCCACAACAGATTGATTTGAGAACTAGCGAAACTCTGAGGCAATTTGTCAACGCAAACACAGATTGGGCAGACCGCCGTGAAGCTATGGTATCTCGCAGAATAAATGCATCTATTGATTCCGCTACAGAAGATGTAGGTGGTGATGCATATAGAGCAGCTCGCAGACTGCGTTCTGAGTTTGCAAATGAGTTTGAAAACGTTGGTCTAACTGCAAAATTACTTGGAACAAAACGCGGAACTGATGAACGTCAAGTTGCATTTGGAGATGTATTTGACAAGGTAATAATTTCCTCTCCAGTAGAGGAAATGAACAAGTTGCGCGGCACTCTTTTGCGTTCAGGATCTGAAGGGAAACAAGCATGGGCAGATCTTAAATCGGCTGGCATTCGATTTATAAAAGACTCAAGCCTTAGTCCATCACAGCGCGACTCATCCGGCAATCCACTCTTATCTCCTGACAAGTTGCAGCGCACAGTGCGCACTTTAGATCAAGATGGCAAGTTGCAAGCACTTTATGGAAAACGTCAGGCCCAAGTCTTGCGCGATCTTGCAGACATTGCCACGGATATTTATACAGCACCACCTGGAGCCGTGAATCACAGCAATACAGCTAGTGCATTGTCAATTGCATTGGACACAATTGGCACGGCAGCTTTAACAGGCATGCCAGCTCCAGCTTTAACGGCTCTCAAAGAATTAGCCAAATATGTGCGTAACCGTAAAACTCGGGCACGCATTGAAGCAGCATTGCGTGGTGAAGTGACTGCGCCATAATTAACCAATTCATCGCACAAGGTCAATCATGCTCCAAATCGCATCCCCATTTCAGCAGATCTTCGACACCGATGGATCGCCGTTGGACAACGGTTATTTGTATATCGGAACGGCCAATGCAAACCCTGAAGTGAGCCCAATCTCGCTTTGGTGGGATGATGCTGGCACCATCCCTGCCGCACAGCCTATCCGCACGCAAAACGGCTACATCGTGCGCAACGGATCGCCGGCGCGTGTGTATACGTCACAAGAGGATTACTCGCTCACAGTCAAGAACCGCAATGGCTTGATTGTTTTGACGGTGCTAGACGCAACTTCATTTGCAGATGCAGACAAAATTTCTTTTGTGCAAGATGGAATAGGAGCTGTTACTCGCACAGTGCAGAGCAAATTGCGAGAAACAGTGAGCGTCAAAGATTTTGGCGCGATTGGTGATGGTATTGCTGATGACACGTTGGCAATAAAAGCATGGCTCGACTACTTGATTACCAACACAGCAGAGGTTGGCTATTGGAATGATGGAATTTATTCTGTAGATGAAGGTGTGTTAATCATTCAGCCTCCAAGCAACATTCATTGGCCGGGAGTGCAAATAGAAACTGCGGGCTATAAAAGAACAATTCTCAAGGGACGCGGGACAACACAGGCTCCGTTGCTCACAATTCGCAATCTGCCGCAGTCATCGCCAGCCGGCAAATTCCTCAAAGGAGGCAAACTCGGCCCTATTGGGTTTGATGGTAGCGCGCAATCGGCAGGATGGACTGCCTCGCACGGGCTTTCATTGCAAGGTGTCGATGGGTGGGAGTTTGGCTTCATCAATGGAGAACAGGTAAAAGGTGATGTTGTCCACATTCCACAAAACCTGTATGCGGTCACCAACCCAGACCCGTACCACGTTGCCTTTTGTGTTTTTCTTGGCATACAGGCCAACTTTTGCAATGGATGGGCATTGAACAACGATAACTTTGTCGGATTCACCAGCAACGAAGTGTTCAATGTCGTCATGTATAACGGTCTTTCCGGAAAGGGCGCTATTCGCAGCGGTGGGGCTGGAAACATCTATAAAAAGATCAGCGTCGGTACCTGCTTAGGATGGGCTATTGAGGTTTATGACGGCGCTGGCGGTGGGCGTGCAAGCAGAGAAACTTATCAAATTGCTGAACTTGATGATCCAGAATACGGTATTAAGGTTTTTAATGCTGACCAGTGCATCTTTGATCAAGTTCGCATTGTTCACCGCTATCATGCTGGTATCGGATATTGGCCCAGGGAATCACTGAGGCTTGCTGACGCATCGCACCCTTCGTTCTCTAATACATTTTTAGACATTGCCCACAGAATTGAAGCCGGTGGGGTAAAAGCCGATTTGGGAGGATTTATCAGGTGTCAGGGGTCAAATTCAATAGAAGGTGTCGAAATTGTTTACAAAATTACCGATAACGCTGGATTTGGAATTACAAACTCTGATGTTCTGAGTGGAGCAAACATCGATTCTCTAACGTCAATCAGAATACTTACTAACGTCCAAGGAAATAGGACTGTCGCATTTGACAATCAAAGTAAACCTGTAGCTTATGTAACCATCAACGGTTCGGCAACGATTCCAAATGGAGGGTTTGCTGGAATAGGGAATAAAATTGCCACAACTGGCGAAGTGTATGATAGGCGGAATAATTTTAATACGGCAACTAGTAGTTATACAGTTCCGGTAACTGGCATTTATGTGTTTTCATGCGCGTTTTCTGTCTCTGGTGTAACTGCTGGTGTGCGTTTTAGGTTTGGACTTTTTAATGAAACTGCAAATCAGATTATTAAATACTTTAGTCAAGAAACAACGTCGAACCTAAAACTTGTTTTTACTGGAACTGGAATGGTTTCATTAACAGCTGGTGAAGTTGTAAGTTTTAATGCTGACAACAATGGTGGAAGTGCTATCCCTATCAACACTGTATTCTCTAATGCAGCAGAAAATAACTGGAGCATCCAACTACTTGAATCTGCAAGATGAGAATTTCCAAAGACAAGCTCCTCCACTTCGCCCTTGGCAAGATTAAACTAAAGGATTAAGATGAGTAAAGCATCAAACAATAAAGTAAAACTCAATGACATGGTGAGTGTCAAAGACTTTGGAGCAAAGGGTGATGGTGTTGCTGATGACACTCATATGACTGTATCGCAAGTGTTTACTGGAGATTGAGCCCAATGACATTGCTTTATGCAAAGCATCAATACACAACAATGAGCTTGCTATACACGTCATCGCTTGAATAGCAGCCTGTTCAATTATTTCTTTCTTTGATTGGAGTCTATAGAATGTTCGCAATGTTCAAAGCTTGGATTGCAAAACTGTGGGAAAAGATCAAACCAAAGTTCGGCCCAAGACCAAGACCTCCGCGCTAAGCGTACACATCGCGCAAGCATTATTCGTTTTGGCTTGCGTGCATGAATTCATATGGCAGTGGTTTCCTGAAGACATCCAGGGCGATATCCGCGCCATCACACAATGGCCGCTCTTGGCGGCTTTGTGTTTACTTGTTACAATTTGTGCGCGTCACAGATTCATTGGCGCAGCTTGCATTGCAATCGTAGTCATGTCATCGACTACGGCGTTATGCTCGATTGCATGGCTCTATGCGCCATGGGTTTTAGAATCGTGGGAACAACAATGCTCAGAACGGTGGGGGATTCCGATGCTGCTCGTTAGCGTGTTGGCAGCTCTCTTAGTGCTAGGTCTTTGGACAAGTGACGAAAATGGCTGAACCAACCGCTACAACCTCAGGAGTCATCGCGCTTGCATCCGGCGTGGCCGGTGCAATCCTTCTATCGTTAGGGATTTCATGGAGCCTGCTGATTTGGTCGGCTCTCGGGTGCATTGTCGGTGTAACATGGGCACCAGAAACCGGAAGAATCCGCGCCATTGCATTATTTGCAAGCGCTGCCATGCTATCGGCAAAAGGCGGCGCGATTGCTGCCAATATTTGGTTTGCAGGCTCAAGCGAGACCGCACAGGGAATAGCCGCCGGGCTTGGGATAATTTTCCATCCGGCACTCTCAGTCATCGTTAATGAGTTGCCGAAAATAGTGGCAAAGAGGTTAGCATGATCGTCCTGTCCTTCTTGCTCGGCATCTTTGCCAGCGGTGCGTTGATTGGCCTGATTTGCAGGCTGAATATGTTGCACTGGCGAGAAAATAGCGCTGGTGTCATCTTTATGCATATCGGCTTGGCGTTTGCGTGCGTCTGGGCCTTGCATGATGCCCTACACCTAAGCGTAACGCCTGGCAGTTTCGGAGCGGTTCTAGCATCAACGTGCTGGCTTGTCATCTCATTTCACACGTGGTCGGTCAAGCCTCCAGCACACGCAAAAAAGGCATGATATGGGAAACTTTGCATTCGGTGAGCGCTCAAAAAAGAACCTAACAGGCGTACATCCCGATCTAGTCAAAGTAGCCACCAAAGCGCTTGAGCTATCTCAGATTGACTTTACAGTCACAGAAGGCTTGCGCACCAAAGAACGCCAGGCGCAATTGATGGCCGCAGGCGCCAGTAAGACAATGAACAGCCGGCACATCACTGGCCATGCGATTGACATTGCGCCAATCATTGCCGGCGAAGTGCGTTGGGATTGGCCACCATTCCAAGAGCTGGCCAAAGCATTCAAGCTGGCGGCGAAAGAAGAAAACGTCCCGATTGTCTGGGGCGGTGATTGGGTTTCATTCAAGGACGGACCGCATTTTGAGCTTGACCGGAGAAAGTATCCATGAGCGAAGAAAGCACCTGGAAGCGCATTGTTCGCGCAGCTGCACCTGTTATCGGCACAGCATGGGGTGGCCCACTTGGAGGATCTGTTGCCACAATGGTTTCTGAAAAGCTGCTAGGCAAGCCAGATGGCACTGAGACTGAGATTGCCCAGGCCATTGGCAATGGAGGCCCTGAAGTACTGGCAAAGCTCAAAGAAGCAGAACTCGCATTCACCACTCGAATGCGCGAGCTTGATATTGATGTAGAGAAGATCCATCAGGCGGATCGCGCTGCGGCGCGTGAGCGTGAGGCAAAGACTGGAGACACGTTCACGCCGCGCGCATTGGCTCTATTTGTCACTTCTGGGTTTTTCGGCGTGCTGGGCTACTTGCTCATTGAAGGCAAGCCAGAAACTGGCGGTGATGCGCTTCTAGTGATGCTGGGCGCTCTTGGCGGCGCTTGGGCCAGCATCATCAGCTACTATTTCGGCTCTAGCGCAGGAAGCGCCGATAAAACAGCCTTGTTGTCAAAGCGCTCATAAAATCAAAATTACACAACTGGCTATCGCAACAGTCAGCACAAACCAAACGAACGGCGACACTAGATCGCCGTTTTCGTTTTCAAAGCCCAATTCCGTGCAAGCCTCGGCGGCTCGCAGATGTGGACATTGACTGGCTCTGTGGCCTGCCATACCGCAGTACGTGCATATTTTCTCCATGTCCATCTCCTCGTTTATGGGCTTTTGCTTTGCCGTTTGTTGATCCAGCACGCTGAACAAATCCACCGGCCAGGCTTCAACTCAACGCCGTTTTTTTCTGGCCGTTCATGCGCGCATTTGCTGCATGACTTCAAAAAACCCGGGTGCCTCGATGGCACCGGAGTTTCTTTTTTCGGTGCTGAATGCGTGAGCCACAGTGACTCGCTCATACGATCACCATGATGATCAGCGTACCAAACAAAAACGCGATCCCCAGCGCAATCATGGCGATTACTCCAATCGTCAGCAGAATGGAGACATCGCACTCCGGTGGAATTTTGTTGCGCTTTCTCATGCTGCCACCATCAAAACAGTGATTGTCAAAGCTGCGGCAACAATCAAACCACAGATATACGCAGAGAACTGCCGCTCTTCTTTGTCAAAAGTGGCAGGGCTCCAATAGCCCTCTACGAATTGACACTCTCCGAGCGTACGTGGCGTTTGAAAATGGGATGGTTTCATTTCATCCCCTCCAAGCCAGCATGATGCCAATGCTTGCAAACAGCGCCAAGACAATGGCGCATTCACACAAGTGCCAAAGAAAATTCCATACATGCTTCATCATTCGGTTACTCCGGTTGGTGTTGGTAATGAGATTATGACATACAAAAGAACACAAAAACAAGCATAGGACAAACACCTAGACGCAATCGGTCAGGTCTGGCGCTTTCCATCCTGGCGGCTTTGTGATCTTGCCACCTTCAAGCAATACCGGCTTGCCATCGACTAGCTTTGCATCGTTGCTGTCCAGCACGCGCAAGTCGGCCATATCTTTGTCAAACCCGCTCATGTGAGCGATGCCATTGCCAGTCACCTCGATATCGCACAGCGCATCAAGCGCATCAACGCGCAGATGGTGCGGGATGTATGCGATCACTTCACCGCGTTTGAGCTTCATCCCGAGCCATGTCAGATCCTCTTGGACGCGATCCAGCATCTTTGCATAGCCTTCTTTCTCAAGTCGCAGGCATGAAAAGAACTCGACAATTTCCTCAATCTGGCATCCTATCTGCACTGACGTTTTTGTCACGCTTGACGGTTCAGAAGGACGACCGCAAGCGGTGAGCCATTCGGCTGTACGTTGAAAATTCGTTTTCATGCTGCTTTTTTCCTTTGCGATTGTTCGGCTGACTTGGCTTGCAAGCCAAGGTTGAAAACACTATTTGTCCGGCCCATGTCACGCTTGAGATAATACGACCGCAAGCCCGCTACACTGTTTGGCTCTCTCCGCGGCTTTTTTGCGTCTGCATGATCGCCAATGTCATAGACTGGCCGCAGATAGCGACGATAAGAGCCATAGTCCAGCTCGCGCACCCACTTGCAGATGTAGAGTCGCTTTGGTAGGCGCTTCTGGGCTTTGGCCATCTTGCTGATGATGCTCAGTTCGCCATGCGTCATATCCAGCCAATCAGACAGCTCGCGCCGGCTCATTGGGCCTTCTTCACGCAGTGCAATCAGCACCATTTCGACTAGCGCTCCGTAGCCCCTCATGCTGCTATCACCACATCATCAGCGCGCATTTTCCCTGCGCAAATATCACTCAAGCGGCGCTCTGTCAAACGGTGGCATTTCACCATCGTTCGCGCAGATACCTGCTCAATGACGCTGGCATAGTCATCAAGAACCGCTCGAATGGCCTTGATGCCAACACCGTCTAAGCGCAATGATCCGCCGCATTTGTATCGCTTACCGGCTTTTGCCATGGCCTCGATGGCATCTTGCAGCAATCCGCTGGCGTCTTCGCACACTTGCATATCTCGCACCAGAGTTTCTAGCAGATTGATTGCATCCGATACACATCGCCAGTCTTCCGGCGTTGGGGTTGCTTCAATTTCTAGCGCGTGCAAACCTTGATACATACGCGTCAGTTGATATGTGCGTTTTTCTGCCGGCATTGGCGCGGTTGGGCTGGCCATCAGCTCATCCAGCATCGTGTAAGTCACAACGGCAATCTTTTTTGGCATCTTCCGCTTCTTGCTCATGCCTTGCGCTCCAAGCCTTGGCGAATGTAGTGCATGATCTGGCCGGCGGTGGTTCGATCTTCAGCCTGCGCCACCTGCTCAATGCGCTTCAAAACGTCAGGATTGATGCGCAACGTGAACGTGCGACTCTTGGTGGTTTCGTCTTTATTTGTGTGCATTTACATTCCTTTCGTGAAAATTGCTTACTTGTGAGCGTGCATCTTCAAACCCACGACACACTATTGCATACATTTCGACACTTTGCAAGTATGCAATCCAATCTTTTTGTTCTGCGCTCACCGTTCCGCCTTTGGTGCGCTTCATCTCGACCCACAGGCGCCACGCCGGAATGAAAAGATCAGGAACGCCAGCGCACACTCCTTCGGCCTTCAATCGGCCAGCGGTTGCCGCGCTTCTGGCGCCGCCGTTTGGAATCGCCAGGATGCGAACACCTGGCCACGTTTGACGAAACCAGCGCACGAACTCTCGTTGCTCCTCGTGCTCTGTTGGTATTTCATTCTTC